GCGACGTGTCGCCTTTTGACAGAAAGGTGCCATTTGCACTTCTTGTTGGTTTTCTGTGTCATACCGATACAAGAATCACTTCGCGGTTTGGTTACAGTCCAAGTAAGTTTGGCCGTCGTAACATGATGCGAGCGTATCGTACAGCCGTCCACAAAATGGCCACCGATTTAGCAAATCGTAAACCGGTTGAATATGCAAGTCACTGAAACTAAATGTTTATTTAAAGGAGATTTAAATGGGTTTAGCTCTATTTAAAGGTACAGAAGCACAAGTTAACGTTCTAGAGAAACGTGAGTTTAACTCGCGCATCTCGAAACTCGCTATTCTTGTCTCATCACTTCGTAGCGAATATCCTACGCTACACATTACGTATTTATCCGATTGTATCACCTTTAGTACTAGCATGGTTTCTGTAACAGTACGCATACCAATGGTTCATCTTGACGTTAAAACGATGTTCGCTTTAAATCGTCGTTGTGCGTCTGCTATCAACTTCGTTTCATCTATTGATCAATAAAACTTGGAGAATATAATGTTTAACAAAAGCAAAAACATCTTTCGCCCTATTACAAACAGCGATATTATTCAAGTACCCTTTATCATGGGAGGCCACGTTTTTGAAATGTTTACGATCCGTGACGAGGCCTTAGTCGTTAACCTTATTGTTGATGATAACGTTGAAACGGATCATCAGTTCTTTCCGCCGTTTATTCGCTTTTTGGCAGATAACACGAGAGTTGCTGATTTTGGTGGCGTAATTTTTGCGTCAATTGAGTTCGAGTATTTTAATCATGAGATAAGGAGTTGGTATGATAAACGTTCACCCTATCAAAACATATTACGTGCAATTGGACAACCGAACGATCTCATCGGAGCAATTCCAAAGAGTCGCAAGTTATATCGGGATTGAACGTGCTAGCTGGATAGACATGTTCATCGTTGCCTCTTTTGGTAACGATCCAATCGCTTTACAACAAATTTCAGATATTATTATTACTGCAGAAAGGTTAGGTTATAAAGATGGAGAATCACGTTAAAGCTGAACAGAAAGACGATCGCCCACAGATAATGTTGGTACCTAATTCAGAAGATGTTGAATCGGACATCCCTGTTAAGCCAATACACATCGTTACTATTTATGATACGGCTCAGATATTTGAGCCTGGTTTCATAGGTGCCGTAGTGTTCGAAGACTTAAAGGTGTTAGATATGGTGCTCAAACACCCTGACATCTTTCCTGGTGATATCACAGTGATGTCTGGTTATCCTGGGGGCCGTTATGACGCGCCATTCGAGATGACAACAACTGGTCTTGAAAAGATATCTTACGACTCATTCGTAATCGAACTATCACACGCCCTACGGCAGAAGAAACTATCTGATCAGCAGTTAGGCGCGGCGGCGGGGGTAAACCCTGCCCAACGCAAATCTGGTTACGTCAAGCCATTTAATGATTTTAAAGCCGAAGATGATTCGCC